GATAATAAGAAAAACAATTCCAGAGCTGTAGTTCATCAAGTCTTCTTGTGGGCACTCTGGATGCATCAAATCCCTTTTGAATAAACGCGCTAATTGGTAAGCGATAAAATATTGCACCGTTTTCCATAATAGCATGAAATAGTATGGCCCTTCCCGTAAGTGCAGAAAGACCGAAGATAATACAATCTTCAACTTCTCCATGATGTTTTTTAAGATCATATAAATACTCTCTTTTAATTTGTGCATAAGTCGGTGGTATGTTTACATTTAAATAAGCCATTAATAATCCTCATCTACGTACTCCTCTTCTTCATTAACAATGTCTCCCCAACAGTCTCCTTGTTCAAAGTCAACTTTATTAGGAACTTTAAGAGGAACACAGTTCTCCATTATTTCTTTAATCTTATCAGATTCTTCTTTAGTCTTAAAGGATATATTTAACTCGTCATGTAATTGTATCATTGGTAATAAACCTTCTTTTCTTAATTCAATCATAGCTTTCTTTGTCATGTCAGCTGCACTACCTTGAATTAATTTATTTAAAGCTTTGTACGTAAATGCTCTTTTAATGTTCCGTGATCCATGTTCTAGTGATGCTTCTTTAAAAGTCTGTGGTTTATGCATTCCAAACGTTGCTGGTTCCCACATATCAAATCTACATTTTCTACCTAAAATAGTTCTAATCCAACCTCTTTGCTGAGCCCTATCCATTGTTTGGTAGATTAATTGTTTTACAAAAGGCACTTTTTCATGATACGTAGCTAAAAGATTTTTTGCTTTTTCTTCTGTTACACCTAATTGAGCTTGTAGTTTTGCTTTTCCCATACCATAGAACAGTCCAAGATTAATTGTCTTGGCTTGAGATCTAGGTATATTGGCTATATCAGCTACCATTGTGTGAAAATCTGCTTCTCCTTTATCATAAGCATCTGCAATAGAGGCCACTCCAGTGGTCCCTAGCGTTGCCAGAGCATAATGCACTACCAACCTAGGCTCTTGCTGAGAATAGTCAAAACAACCCCATCTATGACCTTCCTCGGGCATAAATATCGACCTAATACCCATACCTAATTTAGTATAATTAGGTAATTGTTGTAGGTTAGGGTTAGAATAAGATAATCTACCTGTTATGGTGCCACCAAAGTCACCTCTTAACTGATGTATATCAGCATGTATTCTTCCTTTGTAGACATAATTTTTAATGGATTCTAAGAAAGTATTACGTAATTTATCTAATTCTCTTGCACTAGCAAGGGCTCTCAATATATTACTATTTTTATGTCCTCTGTGATTTTTTAAATAATTTTTTGTAAAAGATGGTTTTTTTGTTTTTTCTGTTCTGTCAAAATCATCTATACCTAATTTAAGACAAATACTTTCAATACTTTTTGCGGCCCAAACTTCAGGATAAATACCTGTTTCATCGTGTATTGTTTTTGTATAATGATCATAAGATTTTTTTAATTGATACTCTAATTGATTTACTTGTTTTTCACTAACCCTTACACCTTGTACTTTCATATCTAAAATACATGGAAGAACTTCTTGTTCCAATTCTACTATTGATTGCAGGTCTTGATGAAAAATTTCTTTTTTAAGTTCTTGCCATAAAGCTAAAGTTATCTCAGCATCTTTTTCCGCATACTCACCAACATACATTGCAGGTAATTTATACATCTCAGCTTTAGGGTCTATACCCCATTCTTTTGCAGCTTCATTCAAAGCGGTTTCATTTTTACCCATACCTGTATAATCGTAAGCCACAGAATTTAAATCGTATCTAAATCTATTTTCATTTACTAATGAAGCCATTATCATTGTATCAACAATTGTTCCGTGAACCGTGAGCCCTAGTCTATGAATCCAACACAAATCGTATATTGCATTGTGAAATATTTTATCTGCTTTTGTTTTTAAAACATCTTGAAACCAACCAAGAACTTTTGCACGTTCTAAATTTGGTCCAGATTCATGAGCTATTGGATAATAACCAGCCCAATTTTTCACTGCTATAGCTATACCAACAACATCACCTTCACCTCTCATTGAAGAAGAGCCTTTTGTTTTTAAGTCAGGATCTTTTGTTTCTAAGTCAATTGCGATTTCATCATACTTTGATAAATCTGGAAAATCGTCTGGTAAAAACCACTCCGACTGTGGTGTAAATAAAGGTTTCTGTATCATTTTTTATCTTTCAACTTTTTAATTTCTAGATCACAATAATGTTTAATCTTTTCTAGATCTTCTATCTTATTTTTATATAAATATCTACAAACATATTTCACAACGTTTCCTTGAAAAAAGGAAAGATTATTTTTTGAAATAAATTCGTAAGGTTGAATTACAAAATTATCTTTATAATGTGACCCTCCAACTTGCCTGTCTTGAGGAAAAGCTTCCTCAAATATATCTTTATTCGTCATTGTTATTCTCCTTTTTATATTCTGGAAAGTTATTTTCCCATACTTCTTTTTCTATTTGTTTTATAAACCTATAAAAATCATCCTCTGACATAGTTCTGTAATAAAGGAAAAGGTTTTTTATATTCACCTGGTAGTTCAAAAAGATATAAATCTTTTTTAGTTCTAGTGATACCAACGTAACAAACCCTTAGTTCCTCATCTTCCTTTCTATCATCGCCTAACAAATAATGATCTAATGAATAACCCCATTCAACATTCATTACAACTCTATTAGCTTCCATTCCTTTTACTCCATGAATAGTCGAGACAATAATTTTAGTTTCTAAAGTTGGATTTTTTTCCCAACATCTTTTTAAATAATCATTAAAATCTTCTCTGTCTTCAAATAATGCTTTTGGTTTTTTATGACTTACAATTCTTGTGGTATCAAACCAAAATATTTCGTGCCAAACTTTTTCTTTAGGACAATTTAAATAATATTTATTTTTTAATTCTTCGTAAGAAAAAAGGTCATCAGTATATAATTCTCTAGGAGCTGTGTCTTTATTTGCAATAGCAGTTTTTTTACGTTCAGATATAAATTCTTTCTTCATTTCTTTAACCATTCTGATATAATGTCTACCTTTTATCGACCCACCCTCTTGTAAAGTATTCCAATCTTCTATAACTTGTTTACATTTGTCTGGAAAAGAACTTGTAAATTTACCTCTGTCATCTATGTTTTGTGATTTTTCTAAAAAAGCTAGACCCTGATGTTTTAAAAAAAAGGCATATGAACGACAAAAACTTTTAGCTCTTGCACAAAAAATTATTTCAGAATCAGGTTCTATATTTTCTATTTCATCTAAATCATAAATATAATTTATAGACCCTTCTTCCTCTGTTTCGATTCTTTTTTTACAAAAAAATTCATTACCTAATCTAGTTTTTATTTGATCTCTGATTGAAATAGCAAAATCATATATTTTACCAGGAAGTCTATGTGTTCTTTCTAAACGTGTAACATTTTCTTTTCTACAAGGCCATTTTTGAAAAATTCTAACATTAGACCCTTTCCATCCATAGATAGCTTGATCATCATCTCCAACTAAATATAGATCTACAGTTTTTCTAGCTATTTTAGATATTACTTCCCATTCTAATTTTGACAAGTCTTGAGATTCGTCAACTAAAACTATTTCATATTTTGGAAACTCAACTGTTGGGTATAATGCTTTTATTAACATATCATCAAAATCAATCATTCCATTTTGACTTTTAAATTTTTTTAAACAATCATAAAAATATACTAATTGTTCAGTGTGAACGCTTTTATATTTATGGTCTTCACTTTCCCCAAACCAATTTAATATTTTATCTAATTCATCTTTACCGTATTTTTTATTCTTATCATAACCATATTCATGTAAAGCTTTATTTATTATGTCATAGTAGATAAATAATCTTTTATCTTGATCTTCACTCCATTGTGCTGCTATTTCATCTTGGCTATCATAGTTTTCATCATCTAACATTATCCACTTTTCAGGATCGGTCATGTATTTTTTCTTAAAAGATTTTTTAGCGCTAGTGTTAAAAACTTCTCCTCCACCAATTTTATCTTTACAAAATTTATGTATAGTGGTTATCGATTCAGATTGTTCCTCAGTGAGTAGTTTATTTTTTATTACTCTATCTTGTAAAGTTTTGACTGTTGCTCTAGCAAATCCTATTAATAAAGCTTGTTCAGGTTTCAAACCTCCCTTTAAATAATTAGAAAGTATTTCTAAAATTTTAGTTGTCTTACCACAACCAGGTCCACCTAATATTTTATATCTTTGTTGATGTGGATAATATTTATTTATCATTAAAACGCTTCCTCATTATCTGAAAAATTAGGAACATCTTGTTTAACTTCTGGTTCTTCTTCAAATTTTTCTTTGTTAACAACATATACCCATCTTTTGACACCTTCTTTTATGTGAAACTTTTCTCTTGTTACCCCTGATATTTTTTTTAACATCTGATGTGTTAGATCTGCCGTGATGCTCCATTCATCTGATTTTAAATATTTAAAAAAGTCATTAAAAGTAAATCTGACCGAAGAGTCATCTTCAAATGGTCTACCTAATAATATTTTTTTCTTATCCTTACTAACTCTTGTGTTGTAACAAAAATTTTCTAGATTATTTTTTAATCTAAACGTTGGTAAACTTTCTTCTGGTGCGTCTATCTCAGTTGCTTTTTCTTGCAATCCTCTCAATTGCATATCCCAATTTTTTATTTTTGGAGGAGTCTTACCTGTTTGCTCTGTAGCAGCTTCTCTTGCTAAATCCTGTTTCACCAATTCTTTTGAAGATAACCTTACTTCTTCACCATTAAAACCAAGATACCAAATTTTTGGATTTGATGTTACGTAAGATAGAGGACCCAACATTAATTCACTATTTAAAGTTCCACTGATACCAAATTTTCTTTTTATGCATTCCTCTTTATTGCAAAAACTTTTTAACCAATCTTGATCACATCTATAAACGTAATCTTTTTTATCTCTTGAACCTATAACATTATTAACTTCGCTATAACTCATGCCTTTACCAATTGGTTCAAAAAATTTTTTGTTGTACTCCAATGTTTTATCTTGCCATTCTTCTGGATATCTTTGTTTTATATATCTTGTCATATCCAACAAAACTTCATTTCTTTGACTTTTAGGAACACCAAAAGAAGCTAATGCTTGCATACACGGTGGTCCATCTTTAAACCAATCACCTACTTCACCTTCGTCTATATTAGATTTTAATTTTTTAAGTTGTGCGGGAGTTACTTTATTTCTTTCGTAATGTTCAAAGAACTCTTCGATAGAGGCGGCACTGCCATCCTCCTTTATCATATAACGTTCCGTATTTTTTGCATTGTAATAAGGTAGATTAATCCAGCTTCCTGCAGAACCTTTGTCTAAGTTTAAATATTTTTGAACAGGAAATATTTTATCTGGTTTACAATCACCAAAAATATTTTTTATTGTATGTAATTTTTCTCTCAATAATAAAGCAGGTACAGCTTCAGTTAAAAATATGTAGACATGTATACCCCC